TGCAGAGTTCACCCGCCTAAAAGATTTTAACCCCAATTCACGGGACCACATAGCATGGATATTGAAGACACACAGCGGTTGGGAGCCAACCTCGCTTACTCCTACTGGGAAACCGATCGTAGACGAAACGAGTTTGAAAGATATTGGAACGGACCTGGCGCTCTCATTCTTGAGGATGCTGGAGATCTCGAAAATGTTGGGGATGCTCTCCGAAGGGAAGAACGCATGGCTCAAGCTTGTTACGAAATCTAAGAGAATACACCACCACTGTAGTGTAGCAACAAACACGGGCCGTTGTGCCCACAGAAACCCAAACCTTGCACAAACGCCAAGTGACGAACGATTTAGACAATTATTCACCGCAACACCCGGACAAGTTATGGTGGGTGCGGACCTTAGTGGTGTTGAGCTGCGTATGCTCGCCAATTATCTTCATCGTTGGGATGAGGGTCGTTATGCACACATTCTTCTCACCGGAGACATACATCAAACAAATGCCGACAAAATTGGAATCAGTAGAAAGCTTGTCAAAACAGTTACCTACGCCTTCCTCTATGGTGCCGGCGATGCCAAAATTGGATTAAGCTATGACAAGTCTCTCAACAGTTCTGCAGCTAAATCCAAAGGTAAAGAAATACGCAAGGCTTATGTCGAGGCAATTCCGGGTCTGGCTGATCTTCTTGCTGCTGTTCAAGCTGCGGCTGATCGTGGCTATGTTAAAGCGATTGATGGAAGGCGACTTAACGTTGACTCATCACATAAAGCACTCAACTTCTTACTACAGGGGTCTAGCGCATCTCTCGCGAAAAGATGGCTACTAATTGCTAACGATCAAGTCAAGGAGATGCCACTGTGTGCTTCACAGTTGGCGTTTGTTCATGACGAACTGCAATACGAGTGTGATACTAGTCACGCTAATGATTTAAAATTTCTGCTCGAACTCTCTGCTGTACAAGCTGGAGAATACTACAACTTACGCTGTCCTATTGCAGCAGAAGGTAAGATAGGAAACACATGGGCAGATGTACACTAATACACCTAAATAATATGAAACATGAGTCTACTCATTGATGCAGACTACATCGTATACAAAGCCTGTGCTTCCTGCGAAACAGAGATTGACTTCGGAAATGACGTTATTGTCGTCACTTCAAGATTCTCAGAGGTCATGGAAACAATCGACCGAGATCTCTATTCAATCGCAAACGATCTTGGATGCTTCGATGATTTTATTCTTTTCTTTTCTAGTAGTCGCAACTTCCGTAAATTACTGTATCCAGCGTATAAAGGACATAGAAATCGTAAGAAGCCATGTGGTTATCGACGAGCAATCAATGCTCTCAAGAAAGAATACCAAGTAATTGTCAACCACTACCTTGAGGCTGATGATGCAATCGGCATCTTTGCCACGAAGTACCCAGGCCATATAATCGTATCTCCAGACAAGGACATGCGGCAAATCCCTGGTGAATTGTTTGACCTCAGTACTGGGGTTATCACTATCACACCTGAGGAAGGACAACGTTGGCACTACATTCAAACTATGTCAGGAGACCAGACAGATGGTTACAGTGGCATCCCCGGCGTCGGAGTCAAACGTGCTGCTGCATTACTTGACAAAGAAGGTTGCACGTGGGATACTGTAGTCAAGGCTTACAAAGCCAAAGGATTGTCGGAAGACGATGCTTTACTGAACGCTCGCTTGGCTAAAATTCTCCATAACGAGCACTATGACTCCGAACGAAAACAAATCCTCTACTGGACTCCCCCCGATGCCAGTAACTGAGCCCACCATGGAGCAAAGTTTCCAGCTGCGTAAATTGCAAGACCTTCTGCCAGAAGCAAATAAAGAGGACATCATTACTATTTTCATGGCGTTACAACGTCAAAACTTTGCACTTACAAATACAATTAAACAGCTATTGAAAGAATGGCCCACACCCCAGAATATTACCGCCGAGGAACCATCGAAGTATGGGACTTTATTCGTGATCAAGGACTCTCCTACCACCTAGGGAATGCAGTAAAGTACATCTGCCGTGCGGGATACAAAGACAATTATGTCGAAGACCTAGAAAAAGCAATCCACTATCTCACCAACGAACTGCAATATGTCACTCCTAAGCAACCAAGCGATCGAGTTCCGTCGAGCGTACAATATACGGAACGATTTGAGTTTCCGCTTGATGCAGAAGAATTTGATCGTTGAAGAATTTAAAGAATTCATTGAATCAGATTACAAAATGGCTATGATAGACATCAGTAGCCGTGCTGATTGCCTTAAAGAATTAGCCGATCTAGTTTATGTCTGTGCTCAGTATGCTGAGAATATGGACTGGGATCTAGAGCAAGCTCTCCGCCGTGTTCATAAATCAAATATGTCGAAGCTTGGTGAAGACGGTAAACCGATCTACCGAAAAGACGGCAAAGTCCTTAAAGGACAAAATTATCAACCACCTGACCTGTCTGACTTAGTTTAAATGAAAACCGACCTAGTTGCCCGTACGGGGCGCGTACAATCCTGGATCGATGATCCTAACTCACGTTTACCTGTCTCCTGTACAGTTTTTGTTGTAGAAAACGAAATGGAGGGACCGAATGGCATTGAAGCCAGTTGGCGCTTTGCATCTCATGCTCTACGCTACGGCGCAGGTTGTGCAATCCACCTGTCAAAACTTGACCCAAAAAATTATGAGCGTCCATCTGGTGTAACCGCTAGTGGACCTGTAAGTTTTGGTAAAATTTACTCTACACTAAATGAGATTCTTCGCAGAGGCGGGGTATACAAGAACGGTGCTATTGTCCTGCATTTGGACATGGAGCATCCTGATTGCCTTGAGTTTATACAAGCATCACGTCAGGAACTTCCCTGGGTTAAGCGATGTGTCAATATCACCGATGATTGGTGGAAGGCGTGTACTTTTAAAGAGGAGTTACTCTATGCCATCAAGTCTGGTGACGTTTGGCTTAACAAAGTAAAATACGACAAAGAAGGCAATCGAGTTTATGGTAATGTCTGCTTGGAAGTTTATCTACCTAGCCGTGGCACTTGCTTGCTTCAGCATATTAACTGTGGCGCTTGTGACGTGGGTAATCTTGAGTCTGCGTTTGTAGAAGGTATGACCCAGCTCTGTGAGCTTCATGCAAAAACCAACGTAGATGCTTCCGGTGAGTACCTCTCCCCAACTGTTGACCGACAAGTTGGTCTTGGTATGTTGGGTCTGGCTAACCTGCTGCGACGCTTCAAAGTATCGTATAAAGAGTTTGGCCAGGGTCTGACGGACCTGAACCGTGGTAGGCTGTCTGCTTCGGCTGGATACGCCCTCGCAGAGGCCTTCAGGGGAGCCGTAGAGGCCGCTGCACGGGTGGCTCGGGACCATGGCATGGTCAGGGCATTTGCCGTGGCTCCTACGGCCTCCTGCAGCTACCGATACAAAGATACTAATGGATTTACTACCACTCCTGAAATCGCACCTCCTATTGCGCGACACGTTGATCGGGATAGCGGTACATTTGGTGTTGAATCTTATGACTACGGTGACGTAGAAATCGCCAGCGAAGTTGGCTGGCAAGACTTTAAAAAGGTAGCAGACGGACTTATGACGCTGCTCGATAATACGGGACTTCTTCACGGATACTCATTCAACTCATGGAGTGACATGGTAACCTACGACAATTCGTTCGTGGAAGAGTGGTTGGCTTCGCCTCAAACCTCCCTTTACTACTCCTTGCAGGTAATGGGTGACACTCAAGACAAGAGCAACGTTTATGCTGCTCTGGAAGATGCTGATGTGGACAATTACCTGGAGGAACTACTCTCCCCTGTCCCTGACTGTAATTGTGGCGAATGAACCCATACACTAAACTACTCAATCGAAAGCGCACCTGGCAACCAGTTCAAACTGAAGCTGGTAAAGTAAAAGAAGGTGCCGAAGAAACCATATATCGTGCGCTGGCTATCCGGCACATGGAACTACCTGTTGGCGACTTTATCAAAGATGCTCTCAAGAATGATGTACCGGAAGCGGCTCGTGATCTACTCCTATCCAACATCAAAGATGAGGAGAAGCACGACCTTGCACTTGGTTACATCGCCAATTCTTTCGGCGTTGATGAGAAAGCTGAAGCGGAAGCCCTCCGGCTCCGCGACGCCTGGACTGCTCATCCAGATCACACGATCCTTAAAGCAATGGTTGCCGAGCGTGCAATTTTCTTTGTGCTCCTCCCATTCATGCGATTTAACGGTGATGCTGGCATGCGAACAGTTAGTGCCGACATCAGCCGAGACGAACAAGTCCACGTCGCATGTAACTCACTAGTCTCACGAGAACTGGGCTTGACAATCTCGCCCTCTCTTGATAAGCTACGTAAGGCGACGATCAACTGGATCATGCAGCCACTTGGCGAACATACCAATAAATATTTAGACAAAAAATTTTGGCTCGATCAAAGCGATTCCCTAATGTATGCAGGAAAAGCGGAAGGCCTTCTTGAAACACAGCGGGCACGTATGCCTGCATTCTTTGAACACTCCAATGTCAATCTCCCTCAATACGCTTGAAGCATATGGTATGACCGCTAGGTCTCTGATTGCTCAAGCTGATGAAACATTTCCACCCACCAACCCTGGACCCGGTGATAGTATGTCAACTATTATGTATAGGTCTGGACAACGTTCAGTCATTGACTGGATTAAACAACGTCTCGAAGAAGAACAATTATGAGTTACGGTGGACAAGTCGCAGCTGTATTTAATCAGCTCGCATCTATCTACGGCCAGATGGGTCGTGGGATTCCCGGCGATGGTCGCCCAGACCTGAGAGGTAAAAAACGTCTACAAGTTTTACAAACCATGCTGGGTCCAGCTCAGCAAGAATTAAATAACTATCGTAATCAGCAGTTGCAACAACAGATGATGCAGGCACAACAAGCCCAAGCATCACGGATGGCTGCATTACTTAAACCTAAATCACAACCTAGAACTTTACAATCTACACTTGCAGCCGGCGATGCTGGTGTCCGTAGTCGTAGATCTCGCACCCAACAACTGGCAATGGAACAAGGTGTCCGTGCCTCTAATCAATTACAAGCTGGCCCCTACATGGGACCACAAGGCGGTCGATCCGCTACACCCTACGGTTCATCTATTAACTTAGCATAATGCACGCAAGCTCTAGATACAATCGACTGTCATCTTACCGGTCACAATTTCTAGACGAAGCGGTTGAGTGTGCAAGGTTGACTCTACCTTACCTAATTACAAGAGACGAATCCCGTCCTTCATACAAGAATCTAAAAACACCTTGGCAAAGCGTAGGTGCAAAGTGTGTGGTAACTTTAGCAAGTAAACTTATGCTTGCATTGCTACCACCACAGACTACATTTTTTAAGTTTCAAATTCGTGACGACAAGCTTGGCGAAGAGCTGCCTGCTGAAATACGATCTGAACTTGATCTGAGTTTTGCTAAGATGGAACGCATGGTGATGGACAGCATTGCTGCATCCAGTGATCGTGTTACTGTTCACCAAGCTATTAAGAATCTTGTTGTCGGTGGTAACGCTCTCTTGTTTATGGGTAAGGATGGTGTCAAACACTATCCACTTAACCGCTATGTCGTAGACAGAGACGGTAACGGTAACGTAGTTGAGATTGTTACAAAAGAATTAATTCACGAGGATTTGCTCCCTCAAGGTTTTGTCACAAAAATGAAAGAGCAAAACATGACCGGTGATTCCGATGGTGACTCTTACGAAAAAGAGTGTGAAGTGTTTACACACGTCCGCCTGGATGGTAACCGCTGGTTGTGGTATCAGGAAGTTAACAACACTGTGATTCCTGGTAGTGAAAGTAAAGCTCCTAAAGATGCTAGCCCCTGGCTGGTTCTTCGCTTCAATACTGTTGATGGTGAGAACTACGGTCGCGGACGAGTCTCAGAATTCTTAGGAGACTTCAAGTCACTTGACGCACTGTCACAAGCCCTGGTCGAGGGCAGCGCTGCAGCTGCTAAGGTAGTGTTCACGGTTGCCCCAAGCAGCACCACCAAGCCCCAGTCGCTCGCGGCTGCTGGCAACGGTGCTATTATTCAAGGGCGACCGGATGATATTGGTGTAGTGCAGGTTGGTAAACAAGCCGACTTTGCAACTGCTGCTAATATGATTGGACAATACGAACGCCGATTGTTAGAAGCGTTCCTTGTTATGAACCCACGTAATGCAGAACGCGTTACAGCTGAAGAGATTCGACTCACTCAACTAGAACTTGAATCACAACTCGGCGGACTGTTCTCCCTTCTTACTGTAGAGTTCCTTGTACCATACCTTAACCGAAAGCTCCTGGTTCTACAACGAACTGGCGAGCTACCACGTTACCCCAAAGATATTGTTAACCCGACTATTGTTGCTGGCATTAACAGTCTTGGTCGTGGTCAGGATAGGGAATCGCTAACGATGTTCCTTGGTACTGTTGCACAGACACTTGGACCTGAAGCACTGATGCAGTATGTTAATCCTGATGAAGCTATCAAACGGCTTGCAGCTGCACAAGGTATTGACGTTCTTAACCTTGTCAAGTCTATGGATCAGATGCAAGAAGAACAGATGGCTGCACAAGCACAACAGCAGGAGATGTCACTGGCTAACCAAGCTGGTCAGATCCTGAAGTCACCACTTATGGACCCTAGTAAAAATGCCGACCTCCAGCCGCCAACCGAAACGGCGCCCCCAGAAGCAGAACCCCCAGCCTGAAGTTAAACAAGAAGCTCCGAAAGAGGAGCCGTGGTTTATCCTAAATCATAGGGGTAAATTAACTTTTAATCGAACAATCAAAGCACCCAGTAATGGCTAATACACTTCAATATGATGGTAGTCAACCTACCGAAGTTGTAGAATCTTTGTCTGCTGAAGAGCAGGACTCCTTGCGAGTTGGAGAATCTCTACAACAAGAACAACAAAATCTACTTGCTGGTAAGTATAAATCCGCTGAGGAGTTAGAACAGGGTTACCTGGAACTCCAGAAGCGGATGGGTGAGGGACAACCTAACCAGCAAGAATCCTCTAGTGTGAGTGACCAGCTTGCAAAAGCATATGAGTCCTATACTTCTGACAAAAATTTTGACGCAAGCGCGTTTGAAAATGTTTCCAAGGAAGACCTTATTAAAGCCTTCTTTGAAAATTCAGAAGAGGTTCCACAGACAGAGGATAGCGAAGGACCTGATCTGTCTCAATCTCAAGTAGATGAGATGATGAACAGTGTCGGTGGTAAAGAACAGTACCAGCAGATTATGAACTGGGCTGTGCAGAACCTACCTAAAAATGACGTAGAAGCATTCGATGCTATCGTAGATTCGGCTAATCCTTCTAGCATTGCTATGGCTGTAGAAGCTATGGCACGGCGTTACACTGAAGCTAATGGTCAAGAGGGTAATATGCTCCAAGGCCGTTCAGCTAAAGTAACAAACGCTTACCGCAGTCAAGCGGAGATGATTCGTGATATGAATGATCCACGCTATGACCAAGACCCAGCCTACCGTAACGACGTTATGGTAAAGCTGAGTAATTCACCAAACCTTCAATTTTAAAATTTAATGGCAGCTACTATCGCACTTACTCGTCCCAAGTCTATTTGGGATAGTTATGTTGAGTGGGTTAGCAGCACTGAGAACCGGCTTTATGTAGGGCACT